AGCTTGTGAACTTCCTTGGCCCCGTGGAGTTCATCGAGCGCTCCACCCCCTACGGCGACACGAAGATCACGGAAGTCGAGCATACCCAGCGCTGGATCTCCGCTCTCGAATACGATTGCGCGATCCTGGTGGACCGGCTCGACACCCTCAAGATGATCTACGATCCCACGTCGCCGTATGTTGAGCGCATGCGTGAGGCCGCGGCGCGGCGTATGGACCGCATCGTCATGGACAAGTTCTTCGCCATCGCAAAGTCTGGCAAGGACGGCGCCACCGATGTCTCGTTCCCGGCCGCGGACACCGTGGTGCATGGTGGCACTGGCCTGGTGCTGACCAAGCTGCGCTCGCTGCGCAAGCTGATCAAGAAGCGGCATGTCGATCTTCGTTCCGTTCGGCCCTTCATCGCGGTGACCGCAGAGCAAGTCGACAACCTGCTCGGTGAGACCACCACGACCAGCATCGACTTCAATGCGATCAAGCCGCTGGTCGACGGCGAGGTGACGAGTTTCATGGGCTTCGTCTTCGTGCCGTTCGAAGACTACCAGGGCTACGGCATCCCGACGCACACCGACACCGGCACGATCCGCGACTGTCCGGTCTGGGTGCCGGATGGCATGCATTTCGGTTCGTGGGATGCGCTGACGATCATCATCAACAACCGTCCCGACAAGAACAACATCAAGCAGATCCACGCCACGTTCACTGCTGGTGCAACGCGCGTCGAGGAAGGCAAGGTGTTCAAGGTGGAGTGCAAGGAGACCTGAGCCGGCGTTAAGGCGGCTGATACCCGTCAACGTCTATCGTCCCAACCAACGAGGAGACCCAGATGGCTACGGTTTATTCGACGCAACTCACCGAAGGGGTGCGCAAGTATCCCATCGATGACCACGGCAAGACGCGCATCCAGTATTTCTACTTCAAGAATACCACGCTGGCTGCGCTCGCGGACGGAACGGAGGTCGACCTCTGCGATCTCCCGCCCGGTCGCGTTCGCATCCTGAACAACCTCTGTCGCTATCGGGCGACGGCTCTCGGCGCGTCCAGATTGCTCGATATCGGACACCGGGCCTACTACAAGGACCAGACGACCACCCCGGTGGTCGATGACGACGATGCGTTCGTGGCGAACAAGGACGTGTCCGCTCTCACCAGCGACGTGCCGTTCGACACCACCATCATGAAGACCGACATCTACAGCAAGGCTGGCGTGCGCGTCTACGCGACCGTCGACGGCGGAACGATCCCCATCGACGCGATCATCGAGGGGTATATCTTCTACGTCTACGAGTAACGTAAGCGCCGTCCGCCGTCGCTTGCGTCACCAGGAGCCGCGATCATGCCTGACGCCAAGTCTATCCTCAACCTTGGCCTGGGTAAGATTGCGGCTTCGCGCATTGTCAGCATGGATCCGCCGCGGAGCCCGATCGAGAAGCATTGCGCGCAGGGCTACGTCCACTGGCGCGATCTCGAGTTGGCCAAGCGGGACTGGATGTTCGCTTATATTTCCGGTTACCCGCTGACCAGCGAAGGCCCGCCCTTGACCAGCCCGTCTGACGGGCGGGCCTATCGGTTCGGGTTGCCCACCGATTTCATCCGCCCGTTGCGCTCCAAGGCAACCGAATGGGAGCGGCGCGGTGGTTATCTCTACTCCGCATCCTCGGCGTTGGAAGTCGACTACATCGCGCGCGTGTCCGAGAACCAGTTCGATGACACCTTCATCGAGGTGCTCGCCTGTCGCATTGCGCTGGAATGCGTCGAGTTCGCCACCCAGAGCAACACCAAGGCGCAGGGTCTCCAGGTCGCCTATGACGACGCGGTCAAGATCGCCGGCCGGCTGAACGCCTATATCACCGGCCCCCAGGACGTGACGCTGCTGGACACCCACAGCGAGTGGATCACTGCGCGCCTCGGATACTGGAATGGCTAAGGTTTCGCCTAACCGGAATAATTTTAATGCCGGGGTCTTTAGCGCGCTCATGGAGGGTCGCGTTGACCTGGACAAATTTCCAGCGTCGATGCGGTCGCTGCACAACTACATTGCAACGCCGCAGGGGCCGGCGATCCCCCGCAGCGGCACCTACTTCGTCGCGAACGCCTATGACGACACCAAGTTCAGCACGCTGATCCCGTTCGTCCATAGCGAGGAGGATGCGTTCCAACTGGAGTTCAGCAATCTGCGGATGCGGATCATCCAGGAGAACGGGCTCCAGGCTTACCCGGCGGCTTCGGTTGCGCTCCTTGACGGCGACCCGCTGAAAGTCACCAGCGCAGGACTGACCTCGCACGGAGCCGTGGTGGGCGATCATGTCGCCTTCGCCGGCTTCGATGCCAGCTACAATCTCAATGGCATCGTGTTTGAAATCACGGCCAAGAGCGGCAACGATTATACCTTCGACACCGTCTTCCCCGGCGATCTCGCGTCCACCGGGATCAGTGCATCGCTGATCTATGAGATCCCGTCGCCCTATACGGACGTGGACGCGCGCAAGATCCGCGCGCACCAGTCCGTCGATGTCATCTATATGTTCTGCGAGGGATACAAGCAGCGCAAGCTCTCGCGCTATGACACCTATGACTGGCGGTTCGAAGAACTGGACCTGAAGACCGGGCCGTTCATGCCGGTGGAACCCAAGAACGGGATATTGAACCCGTTCGCGACGGGCAATCCCGTTCCAAGTATGACTTCGAACGTATTACCTGCCGGGTATATTGCGTCCGCTTCAACTGAAGATATTGTGGAGGGCGCGCATGAAGCTTATAAAGCATTTGACGGAAATAAGCTGACATATTGGCAGCCAGAAGCCGGTAATCCAGCCGACCCAGAAGCGGACCCGCCCATACTTGGGACTGGATTTCAGAGGGGTACGCTCAACATTACGTTGCCCGCACCAAAGCTGATCAAGAGCTATACCATATACTATGGAAACGACAATAACGAAACACAGTATATGGCGAGTGACTTCGCGCCGGGAGACTTTTCATTCGAGGGTGGTAACGGCGGGGCCTTCGCCATACTGGATGTCCAGGTTGGCTATGTCCTGTACGAAGGCAACAGATCCGCGACCTTTGAACTGAAGACCAACGTGACGGCCTACAGCGAGTATCGGCTGGTCGTTACGAAATGTACGCGCAACGGCGAGGTCGAGCCGCGCATCTCGGCTCTGGTGCTCGGCTCGGGAGAAACCGAAGACACCGACTTCACCATGACGCTGCATGGTGACTATTCCAAGCTGAACGATGGCGCGGGTTTCCTGCCGACAGACGTGGAGCGGTATATCCGGGTGAAGACCTCGGACACCTTCTGGCGCATCCTGCAAATCATCGAGGTCGTAACGCCCACCAACGTCACCGTGCGCCTGCTGGGCGAGCCGTTCCCGGACCTGATTGACATCCGCGAGTGGCAGATCGCTTACTTCTCCGACACCACCGGCTATCCGCGCGTCTGCACCTTCTTCGATGACCGGCTCTGGATGGGCGGCAACACCAAAGCGCCAGACCTGATCACCGGGTCGCGCTCGGGCGCCTATGAGGACTTCACCCAGCGCACGCCGACCAACGAGGTGCTCGATGACAACGCCATCGTGGTGCGCCTGAACTCAAGGCGGCTGTCCAAGGTGATGTGGCTGGAGGAGGACGAGAAGGGGCTCCTGATTGGCACCGGGTCGCGCGAGTGGGTGCTCTCGGCCAACAACCCGGAGCTCGGGATCACGGCGCGCAACATCAAGGCTCGCTCTTCCTCCGCGCGCGGGAGTGCCTTTGTCGAGCCGATCAAGGTCGACAAGCAGGTGCTCTATACCCAGCTGGCGCGGCGCACCGTGCGCGAGTACGTCTTCGTCTTCGAAGCCGATGGCTACAAAAGCCCGTCGATGAGCCTGTTCTCGTCGCACCTCGGCTCGGTGCGCTTTGCGGAAATGGCCTTCACCGCAGAGCCGCATAACATTCTCTGGCTGCGGCGCGACAACGGCAGCGTCGTCAGCCTGACCTATAACCGCGACGAGAATGTCGTCGGCTGGCATACCCATGATTTCGATGGGGTGGTCGAGAGCATCTCGTCCACGCCATCCAAAACGACCAACCAGGATATCCTCTGGTTGGTCGTGAACCGCACGGTCAACGGCCTGACGAAGCGCTACATCGAGAAGCTGATGCGGTTCTGGGACTTCGACAGCACCATCAGCACTGCGCATTATGTCGATTGCGGCTTGCGCTATATCGGCCCGGCGATCAGCACCCTCTACGGGCTGACGCACCTCGAGGGGAAAGAGGTGGTCGGCCTGGTCAACAACATTCCCTTCGGTCCGGTCACGGTGACGGGCGGCAAGATCACCCTGCCCTATGAAGGGACGAACATCGTCGTGGGTCTCGACTTCGACAGCTATGGCGAGACCAGCAACATCGAGGCCGGCGCCGCGGACGGGACCGCGCAGGGCAAGAGCAAACGCCCGCACAACTGCGTCGTGGTGCTCTGGAATAGCGCCTATGGAGAGATCGGCCGCTATAACGAGGACCGTGACGAGTACGAATATCGCGAGGTGGAGTACAAGGAGCCCTTCGACGTCACGTCTGCGACTTCGGCCGCCATGGCGGCGCCGGTCCTGCAGTCCATCATCACGGAGCCGATGGATGTGCCGGCCGGCTACGGCAAGCGGGGCTCGATCGCCTTCAGGCGGACCAAGCCGCTCCCGTTCAACGTGATTGCGATCCTGCCGCAGATGTTCACGCAGGATCGATGATCAACTACACGCCATGCCAGCCGGAGCATGTGCGCTACATCATACCCCGGCCCGTGCAAGCGGAAGAACACAAGGCGCTCCTGATGCCGGAAGGCGCAGACATGATCCGTCGCTCGATGGGGCTCACAGCCTGGTACAAGAGCCGTTGCCTGGGCATGGCCGGCATCTGCCAGATCTGGCCGGGGCGCGCTGAAGCCTGGGCGCTGTTCGGGGATGACGTGGGCGAGTTCATGCGCCCGGTGCTGCGGCATGTGCGGTTCGTGCTGGACGGCTACCAGAGCCGGCGGATCGAGATCTCGGTCAAGAGCGACAACGCGGAAGGGCACAAGGTCGCGCGCCTGCTGGGGTTCGGTGAGCCGGAGGGCATCCTGCGGGCCTACCACCCGGACGGCAGCGACATGCATATCTACGCCAGGATACGACGCTGATGGCTGCAATTGGCATAATCGGCTCCCTTGTCTCCGGTGTCTTCGGAGCCATTGGCGCCATGCAACAGGCATCTGCAGCCGCTGCGGCGGCAGAGCAGAACGCGGCGATTGCCGACTACAACAGGAAAGTATCGGAGCGCAATGCTGCCGCCACCCTTCAGACCACGCAACTCGAAAGCGACGAAAAGCGCCGGGAAGGGCAGCGGCGTCTTTCATCGATGCGTGTCGCATATGGTGCAAGCAATCTTTCTCTGGAAGGTTCGCCTCTGGATGTACTGGAAGACACTGCGTTGGAGCAGGAGCTCGACGTGGCGAAACTTGGATACAAGGGACGAGTGAAAGCGGTGGGCTATAAGGATGAAGCCGCCAACTACGCCATGAAGGCTGAACTGCACCGTATGGAAGCTGACGCGGCAACTGCGGCAGGGCCGATCAGTGCGATCGGCAAACTCTTCGGTGGCTTCAGTAGCGCGGGTTCGTCGCTGATGAGGATGGGATAATGCCGAATATCCCCGTCACGCTGTCGAAAGAGGGTTACGACACCAGCGGTCTGGAGCGATCCTACTCGCGTGTGACTGCCACGCCGGATATGTTCGGAGCGCAGATTGGCAAGGCGTTGGGTGATCTGGGTACGGGCATAGGCCAAGCTGCTCAGGCATTGAGCCAGTATAATAAAGAAGGGGAAGATCTCAGGCGGCAGGAAAGAGTAGCAAATACGGTTTCTACTTTTCAATCGCCCCAGATATATCATGATACAGTTAAAAATCATCCGGCGCCTGATGGCGCGGGTTTGTCGCAGGCAGTTTCGGATAACATAACTGCGGAGATTGAAAGACGTACAGCACATATAACAGACCCTAAAGAAAAGGCACAGACCAGAATAGCTCTCTATGCGCAGCGGGGACACTATACAACTACTGCTGTAAATAATGAATATAGACAGAATGAAGAGCATTCCACGTTTTTGCGGGCGCAAGGACTTAATGCGCTTGATATTAAGGTACGTGCCGATCCCAGTTATTATGACATAGGCGTCAAGGAAGCTCATGCAATCATTGACGCAAGCACTGGCACGCCAGAAGGGGACAAGCCGAGACTTAAAGACGCAGCGACAAAAGTTTTAGCCGATGCCCGTTTCGACGGTATGTTGGCTGCGACGCGTAAACCGCAGGACGTCAATAACATCCGGACGGAATTGCTTGGCACCCAGAAGATAGAGAAAGGTGGGACCGCACAACTCGGGACCATCGACATAAACGGACCAATGGCCAGGAACGAAACTGGCACTCCGATCCCGATGAAGACGCATATCGTCCAGGTGGACGGTGTGACCACGCTGGTTCCGGCTATCGGGCCTGACGGGAAGCCGATATCGCCAGAGGAAGCGGCCAAGCGGAGCAAGGAAACTGGAGAGCATTTCGGCAAGTATAACGACGAGAAGGAAGCAAAGGCTCAGGCCGACAAGATTAACCAGCATCAGACTGCCTTGTATAACAACAGGTGGCATAAGGAATTATCCGCACCGCATTTTGAACAGACCATTAAAAAGCTTAATGAGCGTCAATTACAATTGCAGCAAGAGGCAAACAGAGTTGCAAACCTTGCAATTCAAACCCTGGAAGGTCGTGACGCAGATCAAAGCGTTTTATTGTCAAGGGAGGAAATGCTAAGCGTAAAGGGTCCGGTAGATGACAGCGGTGATCCTCAACTTCATGCAAAATTTGAGAGAATTAGACGTAATCAAGAACAGAGAGCCAGGGAACGGGGTTTGCCCGTGCCCGTGCTGGAGGGCATAAACCAAGAAAGGCGCGGCGGCGCGAGTATGTCCTACCCGAATGCGCCCGCTGAAATGGCAACATCGTATAACGTAGCGAACAAACATTTTCCGGAGATACCTGTAGGTTATCTTGGCGCTACGGCACACCGTGAATGGGGATCGACGTATTTCCCCAAGTATCAGTCGCGCGGTAATGTGCAGTTCAAGCCGGTGGCGTCTGCGGGTAACAGTCCGGATATACAAAGGGTGCATCCGCAGGCTCAGGAAGCGTTGACTGTTGCGGGGCAAGTGTTTGGCCAGCCACTTCAGATTAATTCCGGCTACCGATCTGCAGAACATCAGGCTGAACTCAAGTTCAGAGCAGGGGACAGTCCGCTTGTTGCGCATCGCAGCTATCATACGGCGGGTACTGCGGTTGATATCAATACCAAAGGCATGGACCGACCAACGGTCGCAAGGATGGTGGACTCACTGATACAGGCGGGGTTCACGGGCATTGGCGAGTATAGTACGCATGTTCATGCGGACATGCGCGAGAATGTGCCCGGCAAATATGGTAAGATGAGTTGGACTGATCTTTCCCCTGAAGTGCAAACCGTAATGACACAGCGCGGTTATGCTCCGGGCGTG